CTTGACGATAATTAGTCTGTGCAGTTGTCATGGTGTGGTCTGAACCAGCCCACCAATCCGTTTCTGCAAGTTTTTCATTTCTCTGTCTACGAAGTTCTTTCATAGGCGCTGCGTTAGTCAATTCTGTTTGCTTTGCAGAAACAGCAGACCATGTAGTACCAAAGTCAGAAGGATTTGAAGATTCAATTGCAGAACCACCGGCATCTGCACCTGTGATTTTTTTGAACATATCATTGAATTCATCTTCTGTTGTTGGTTCACCACGCAATACCCAATCTTCAATTCCAAGGGCAGAGAGTGCTTCTCCGACTGATGCCATTTTATTTTCTCCTGTTAATTCTTTTATATATTTATCCTATCAGATAACCAGTAAAATAAGAGAATTCTTTACCGCTGTTAGTATTTGAAGCAGACCCCTTATTATGCTGGCAAGAAACATCTACATAATCACTTGAACCATTCATATAAATCAATCCACTAGTATGAACAGGAACATGAGCATTAGCTGCATTAGACTCCATACCAACATTTCTAAACTCATCAACATCATTTTTACGAATATTAATTATTACATAATCTGGTGCAGCTGACCTCATAGTGACAGTTGCACCAAACCAATAATATCCAGCAACTAGTGGTATATATCTGTAGTTACTTGTATTGAAATAACCCCCAATGTCAAACATACCAGTTGATGTTTTATCATTGAATTCTACTGTAACTTCAGACGCATTTGCAATTGATTGGTCTGTTGACTGTTTTACTCGAAACATAGGTTTAGTTGGTTGAGTTACTACACCACCACTAGTAATATTTAATCCAGTTGTTCCACTAGTATGTTGAATTGTATTTACTTTTAATGTTGATGCCATATCTTATTCCTTACTGTGCGATTTCTAATAGGGTCATACTAACACCACCAGAATAATTCCATGCGTTATCAATACTTCCACTAAGATGGTCTACACGGTGTCTGTATTGAATTGAATTTGTAGTATTTGGATTATCAAGAACACAGCCGGGGAAGTTTATTCTTTTACCATTACCAGTATATTGATAACCAGTTGCGTTGCCTGGCGTATCAATAATAACATCACTTCCACCACTAATAGTTCTAACAACTCTCAAATAACCATATGGCCCAGCAGTATCATTGTGTAATTGTTGATTACTTATAACAAGAATTAAACTACTTGCAGATTTTGGTGTAATAGTTCCACCACCAATAAAAACATTGCCTGATGAAATATTTACGAGAGTTGAATTTGTGTATCCGCTACCAATCTTATAACTTTTTACTTGAAGAATGGTGCCAGGCACTCTAAAAGAACCTTCATCAGTTCCAACTAAAGTTTTACCAGTAGGAATTGTAATCGTTGAACCACTTGCAGTGTTAAGATTGTTTACGAATAAAGTACTCATTTATCTTTCCCATTTCTCTATATTTATTCTGGTTTTGTGGGCCATGTAACGTCATCAAGTGACTTTGCACTGTCCGTAATGTCTCTTAATTCTTGACGATATGTTTTCCAAGCATCAGACATTGTTACATCAGAATTTGCCATCCAATCTGTTTCTGCAAGTTTAGCGTTTCTTTCTGCACGAAGTTCTGCAAGAGGTTCAGAAACATCTAGTTCTGAAATCTTGTCATTAATATCTGAATCTGAAGGAAGTGTTAGAGTATCATCGTGCAGTGTGATTACACCATCTCTAACACCAACTTTACCTAAAAGTTTAGGGTTCAATGATATTAGTGCGTTTACTTTTCTTAAATCACTCATTATACAACTACCTCCATAACTATAATTGAAGTATTACCAGTATTGGAACTAGTGTAATATCCCCATGAGGGAGCTGTTGTTCCAGCAACATGAAGTCCTTGCATTTTATAAGTTATTGCACTCGTTGTTTGTGGGTCATCAAGAAATACTGGTGTAAAAGATTCGTTATTATTAGCAGAAGGAGAGCCCCATCCAACACCACCGGCAGTACGGAAAATAAATGTTGAATCTCTATATAAATCAACTGCTGTTGATGAACCTTGAGGACAGTAACAAAGTCCACTACCCATGACAAGAATTTTATTTGTATTATCTGTTGGCGTAATACTTACTGAAACCAAATCTTGCGTTCCAGTTCCCAAGTTTCCAGATGTGGAAGTTTGTTTAACTTGAACCACATGGCCAGGAATCATAACCTTATCTGTTGCTGTTGCACCTTGGATATTATCTACTGTTAATGTTGATGCCATTCTCTATCCCCTATACAATCGTCAGATTTCCGTTGACTGTAAGGTTTACAGTTCCAGAAGTTGATACCGTCAGAGGCCCAGCACATGATGCATTGTCACCAGATGCGATAGTCACACTGGTATTCAATGTTGATTCGTTTACACGAAAGATGTCACCCTTACCAGATACGTTTCCAACAGCACCGTTCTCACCTTGGAAGTATGCACCACCAAGCGCAACAGAACTTGAAATATCAGCTGATGCGATTGTACCATCTTCAATCGCTCTTGAGGTTACTTGTCTAATCGGCAGTATCGTTTCCTTTTATAGTATTTATGCATCATCTGTGTCCGTACCTGTCGTTTCATCGTAATTCTTTGCGTCCTCAAAGAACGAGGTTGTCTCATTGAAACCAAAATCATCATCTGCGTCAGCAGTAATCGGACTTGGTGCAACAGAATATCTCTGTTCTCTCTTAGGTGCATTAACAGGTAAATCTGTGTACTGGTCAACTTGTACTGTCTTAATAACCTTCTGGTCAGTAACAGGGCCGTACAGATAAAACTTAGCAGTAAATGACAGAGTATAAATGATACTCCGTCTTGTTACCATATCACCCTCATAACTGTCTTCATATCCAACATTGGTCAGTACAATTGGTACATCCCTTGTTGTTCCCATTGCACTATTATCGTTGAGGGTCACAGTATAGTCTGGTTGGAAGAATGGAAGAATCTGTTCAACGATTTGTAGTGCATCGTCTGAGTTCTTTGCCATTACGAACAACTCAAAGTCCATATTATATGGAACAGGCATATACTGTTGACTCATGGTCTTACCATCAGTCGAGTTATTTACTTTCTTAAACTTTTGTACTGAATTCAGTTTACGAGAAGGGTCATACGAAATGTTATTAATCTCAAAACCCAAACGAGGTAAAGTAACCGCAACCTTCTTTGTCTGGTTGGGGTCTTCTCTAAGTCTTGCTAACCACTTGTTCTTTGGGCCGTATGCAAGAGGAACTTTCATCGTTTGCGTTACTTCACCAGCACTGTTCATACGAACTAGGTTGATGTTGTTAAACATCGTACCAAACGCAACGACAACTTTTCGCATTGTCTCATTGTAAAATTGTTGTCCTAACATATTATCCTACTCTTCCTATATCACCGAATGGATTGTTCTCTGTAAAGTCGAGAACAGTGTCATCGGCAGTTTCAAAATAATCATTCATTGCATTTTCATCAATGGTATCTATTACATAAGATTCTAGTACTATATAGTCACCTGTCTCAGTGAGTAGCGAACCAGTACCAGTACCAGTTTCCAATGTCAACTGGTGGTTTGTTGTTGCAACAGAATTGTCTGTTTCAATTGCATCAATCTCTGCAATACCTGTATCAATATCCTCTGAACTAGACTCAAAGGTCTTGACTTTTAGTTTAAAAGCGGGTACATTGTGTACTTGATAGAATGGGTCATCATGGTCAACGAATGTGATTTCAAACATCTTATTTACTTTTGAGAAGTAAACAAGGTCACCTTCATTCGGTCTAGTCTTGACAATAAGGTTTGCATCACCAGATACTAACTGTTCAAACCTTCTCTTTGCAACGATGAATGTTGCTTCATCACGCATCTCAAGACCAAACTTGGTCATGATTTCTTTCTCACCCTCATACCCTTCTACGTTTTCAAAGTACATTTCGATTAAGTACGCATCACCAAATTTAGACAATACATCCTCACCCAAGAGGTTGTCCTCTTTTACAAGAGTTCTTGGAATGTAGTATACGTCTTGCCCATAAATCTTCAACTGCTCTATCATCAAATCTTCATAGAGATGTTGTTCTGGTTTCGTACCGTTATCAAAATATACGTTTGTCGGCATAAGTTATCCTATCATATAATTGGGTGGTAACTCATATGCAAGTTGAATTTGTTCTTCTAACTTTTCGATATCTGCGTTTGCTTCTTCAAAAAGTTTTGCACCATTGAGTGTGACACCACCTAACATTTGCACACCTTCAAACTTAGAAAGGTTTGCACCCCATTGTCTTTTAATCAATGCGGTTGCATATCTTTTCAAGTAGATGTCATTAAAAACATCTGTGTATGTAGTTGGGTCTAACTTTCTGTAACACTCAATGATGATATACTCACCAGCAGTTACATCGTTACCCCAATCCATATCAATGTATAATCTGTTTTGATGTTGATTGAAACGAATAGGTTTTTCACCAACAAGAATATGGTCAAGGAAATCTAAGTGTTGCATTGTCATCTGATAATGTAACACAGAAGTACTTGAGAAATCGTATAAGTCATTTAGACGTAATTGATAACGTACATCAAAGAGATTCAAGTTTGCTTTGTCTGTAAAGTCAAATACCTTTACAACTGACAACACACTGTCGGGTACAGGAATGAATCCTTTACCTTCCAACCAGTTTGCAGTGATTGAACTGTCTACTTTATCAGTTGCACTTGTTGTAGCGTTTGTCGCAGCTCTGTCAATCTCCGCCTGTGTAATCTGATGTTTTAAATACATCCTCTCAACACCGTCATAGTGGTATTGAGAAAAGTATTGCAACGCTTCGTCAATTCTGTCCTCTACTTGGTCATCATCGACATTGATTTCAATTACAGGCTTACCAAGTTGTCTGAGACAGTACTCTTTTAATGCACTTCTAGAATTTGGATTTGCCATTTAATCTTTCCTTTATTAGTATTTATATTAACCAAGTGCGACACCCATTGCGATAGCGAACCCCTGTGATGCACCAGCAGCAGTCTGAACACTTCCATCGTCAAAGGTAATACCACTAGAACCCACACTAAGAGAACCAAAAGTACCAGTTCCAATAGTGGATAAACCACTACTTCCGACTTGAGCACCACCAGTAGCAATCAAAGTACCAGCTGTCAATGTGCCAGTAACAGTTGCGCCAGAACTACTTGTTTCAATCTTCTTTGCGCCGTTGTGGTATAGTGATACTGAACCGCCTGGTGTGAACTGTCCTATGTATTGACCATTAGCACCATCCCACATATTGATTTCTGTACCATTTGACTGAATAGAAAGACTACCAGTACCAACAT